CCTTCGGACACGGTTCCCGCCAACCCGCTGCCCATCACGTTCGCGCAGGGCGCTACGCCAACGATGACCGTCAGCGCGGCCGTCGTGAACCAGGTGACCTCGAATACCGCAGCCACCGCGACTCTGCAATCTTCCCTGAACAGCGCCTCTGGCAACGCCGACTACCAGCTATCGAGAGGGAACGCCGGCGCCGTAGCCGATATCCAGTTCCTGACCTCGAATGCTGGCGGGTTTCGCTGGGGGTCGATCCAGGACAGCAATGCGGACCTCTACGACAACGGCAACGGCAATAAGATCATGTCATTTCCGTTGAACACCATGCCCGCCAACTCCTATAGCGGAGATGCTTCTGGCCCGATCCTTCTCAAGGTTCGCACTCCTGCAGCGCGCAAAGGGACATTCGTCTGCACGGCCGGCGGCACAATCACTATCTCGAACACCAACGAAGCCGCTACTTCTGATGTGGTGATCAGCCTCAACGTTGCCGGCGGCACGATCGCTACACCGCCCGCCATGAAGACGGTCACCGCGGGCACTGGGTTCACCGTGCTCTGCGCCGCGGCCGATACCAGTACGTACAACTACAGCATCCTCAACTAGGCCTGCAGCGAAAGCGTAAACATGAGCAAGAATTACGATCCAACCGATCTGCGCGCGCAGGATCTCGAGCGGCGCGATGCGGAAGCTCGCGAGCGCAATGTGCGCAAGACCGAGATCGCCGACATTCGGTGGCTGATGAGCTCGCCGCGCGGCCGCCGCATCATGTGGCGGCTTTTGCGGATGTCGCGCACCTTTCAGATTTCCTTCAACACCAACGCTCTGCAGATGGCGTTCAACGAAGGTACCCGGAACCTGGGAAACCAGCTGCTCGAGGAAGTGATGGAATTTTGTCCGGATGTGTTCCCGGTGATGCAGCGGGAGCAGCAGGAAGTAAAGGAGCAACAAGATGGAAAACGAGACGGCAACGGCGACACAAAATCAAACGACTGACGCCAGGCCGATTAGGGCGGCGAGGAGCTGGGCAGATGAGCCAGCTGCTGTAGCTGCTCCGGAGGCGTCCGCGACGCTGCTGGCAGAGGCCAGCACTGAAGCGGGCAAGCAGACGCAGACTACGGAGACTCAGACGCCGCCAGCGACTGAGACGGCCGATAAAACAACCACGACCACGGAAACGAAGCCTCCCGTACAAACCAAGGCAGCGCCTGAGAAGTATGAGTTCAAGGCGCCCGAGGGTACGGCCTTTGATCCGGGGATCCTGGAAGCTTTTTCGGGCGCGGCCAAAGAGGCCGATCTCACGCAGGATGCGGCGCAGAAAATCCTTGAGAAGATGGCGCCGGCTTTGGCTACGCGTCAGGCTGACCAGGTGAAGGCGATTCACGAGGAGTGGCGCACAGCTTCTGCAGCCGACACAGAGTTCGGCGGCGCGAAGCTGGCGGAAAATCTCGGCGTGGCTCGCAAGGCGTACGACATGTTTGCGACGCCGGAACTGCGCACGCTGCTGGATACGACTGGCATGGGAAATCATCCGGAGGTAATCCGCATGATGTACCGCGTCGGCAAGGCGATCAGCGAGGACAAGTTTGTGGCGGGAAGCGCGGCGAGATCGGGCGCCACGCAGAACCCTGCGACCGTCCTCTACGACAAAACCACGAAAGGGTAAAGTCGATGAAGTATTCCTTCCGGAACACGATGCGGCGCGCGTCAATGGCTGTGGCGCGCAGCTGGGCCAACCTGCCGGCGGTGGCAGGCCACAACACGCTGATCGATATCGCGAAATCGTTCGACCCGCAGGGCAAGGTGGCGATCGTCGCCGAGCTCCTCAATCAGTCGAACGAGATGATCCAGTACATGAACTTCATGCAGGGCAACCTGCCCACCGGCCACAAAGGCGTGGTGCGCGCAGGCCTGCCCACCGTGACGCTGCGCCGCTTCTATAAGGGCGTTGCGCCGTCGAAGTCTGGACGCGACACCATCGAAGATGTGTGCGCGATGCTCGAAGGCAGAAACGAAATCGACAAGGACCTGGCTGACCTGAACGGCAACGCCTCGGCGTTCCGGATGTCGGAAGGCCTGGCCTTCATGGAGTCGATGAATCAGAGCTTCGCCCAGCAGGTGATCTATGGCGATACCACCTCGAACAAGGATGGGATCCTCGGGCTGACGCCGCGCTACAACTCGCTTTCGGCAACCAGCGGAGGGAACGTCATCTCCGCCGGCGGCTCGGGCGCAGACAACACTTCGGTGTGGCTCGTGGTCTGGGGTGAGAACACGGTGACCGGCATCTATCCGAAGGGATCGAAGGCCGGCCTCACGCAGGAAGATCTGGGCGTGATCGACGCTTTCGATGCATCGAACCTCCGCTATCGCGCCTACGGCGAGCTCTATCAGTGGAAGTTCGGCCTGCATGTGAAGGACTGGCGCTACGCGGTGCGCATCGCCAATATCGATGTGAGCGACCTGACGGGTCAAACCGGTACGCAGGCGATCACCGCAGCGACCTGGATCAACAAGCTGATGATCAAGGCTCTGGCGCGCATTCCCTCTATGGGCATGGGCGTTCCGACCTTCCTCGCCAGCCGCACGGTGAAAGAGATGCTGTCTGTGGGTGCGCTCGACAAGAGCCAGAATGCCCTCAGCTTCGCTGGGGCCGTCGATCAGTACGGCAAGGTCACAGCGGGCAGCGTGGCGGGGACCGGTACAGGGATCCGCGGCGGGCAGCTCTTGTTCCAGGGCATCCCCGTGCTCACTGTCGATCAGATCCTCGGGACGGAGGCTGTCGTCAGCTAAATCGCCCTCACACTTCGAACCCTTTTGAAAACCAACCCTTCAACCGGGCCGCCTTCGTGCGGCCTGAAAGGATCAGGTCCAAATGTTCAAAAACATGATGCTGAACGCGATCATCCTGGTCGCGACAGTGTGGGGCATGCTCGACGCGGAAATTATGTTCTGCGAAGCGCAGGCGGTGACCGCTACGGGAGATACGGCCTCCACTAACGTGTACGACGCAGGCGGCGCATCGATTGGCGACGCCGGCCAGACTGGCGAGAACCTGTGGGTCCAGGCAACCTGCTCGACGACCGCAACCTCCGGCGGCTCGGCGACAGTGCAGGCTGTGCTGCAGGACTCGGCCGACAATTCAACCTTCGCCGATGTGGTGGCAGGGCCTGCAGTGGCAGTGGCCAGCGTAATTGCGGGCAAGGTGCTTCTGCAGGTGCAGCCGCCTCCTGGAATGCGCCGCTACTGGCGGATTGTCTGGCGCGTAGGCACTGCGGTACTCACTGCTGGCAAGTTCGATGCATATGTTTCGAACACCATCCAGCGGAACGTAGCGCAGGCATCTGGCTTCAGCGTTTCGTAAACCAGTTTGCGCGGGTGAGCGTTCTCAAGCCCGCGCAAAACCCCAACCGTTGTTTCGCTGGCGCGTGATGTGTCAGAGAGGAGATGTACACGATGCAGGTAAAAGTGCTGCGTGACTGCTTTGCAGGCAAGTACTACACCGAGGGTACGGAAGACGATTACGAAGGCCCTCCCAACCGTCATCTGGAACCCATCGACAAAGCCGAAAAGGCGAAGTGGGAAAAGGCGATCGCCAAGGCTGAAGCTGACAGGAACCCAAAGCCGGCGACCGAAGCACCGGCAGCAGCTCCGCCAAAGCCGGCAGACAGGAACCCAAAGCCGGCGACCGAAGCACCGGCAGCAGCTCCGCCAAAGCCGGCAGAGCCTGTCGATCTGACGAAGATGACCAAAGCGGAGATCGTCGAGCATGCGGCTGAAGTGCATGGCCTTGAACTCGATCACACCGCAACCAAAGACGAGCTGATCGAGCAGGTGAAAGAGGCAGAAAAGAACGGCTAGAACGTCGTTGGCCTTTATGGTCGGCGGGTGAGCGGGGAGGCATACTGGGCGTCGCAACCTTGATGCCTCTCCGCGACGTTATTTTGGTTTTCTTGTATTGAGGATGCCTCATGAGTGAAGTGACGATCTGCAACCTGGCGCTCGGCCACCTGGGCGACACCGCGAACATCGCGAGTCTGAACGAGAGATCGAGGCAGGCGCAGCTCTGTGCGCGCTTCTATCCGGTGGCGCGCAATGCCCTGCTCGAGATGTCAACCTGGGGCTTTGCGACCAGGCGCGTCAAGCTTGCCCTGGTCTCGAATCCAACGCTCGCGATCGCGCAGGGAGTGGATCCAGCTGCTGAGCGTGGGACGTGGAAGTTCGCTTATGCGCTGCCGAACGCGGTGATCAACGCGATTGCGGTTCTGCCGGCCTCGGCGATCGACGATTACGAGGCGAGTTGGCGGAAGAACTTTGACGGCTTTCCGTACCCGGTCGAATCTCTTGGCTCCGGTACCTACATGCCGCAGCCTTTTGCGATCGAGACGCAGCCGGACGGATCGCAAATCGTCCTCACCAACACCTGCGATGCGGTGCTGCGCTACACCACGCTGGTCGAGGACACGACGAAGTTCGGCCCGCTGTTCACGCTGGCGCTGAGCTGGCTCTTGGCCTCGATGCTGGCCGGCCCGCTGATCAAAGGCGCTGAGGGCGCAGCAGCGGGAACGCGCTGCCTGGCAATGTTCAAGTCGTTTGAGGGCATGGCCGAGTCAAGTGACGCCAACCAGCGCAAGACGGATGTGCAGCCGTCGGTGAGCTGGATCCGGGGGCGCTGATGGCCGACGCTGAGTTTGACAATATCCGGCAGACTTTGCTGGGCACATGTATTGGCGCAACGATCCTCGACATCACCGCTGCTGATGTAGATGATTTTTTGGCGGGCGATCGCAGAGTGTACTTCCACCTGAGCAACGGCGAGACGATCTTCGCTACGTTGGGCACGGAAGAAAATCCTGGCTTGGTGGGGATGCTGGGAACTGACGATGAGGATGAGGACTGATGGCGAGCACGAAGACTTATAACCGGAGCTTCGCCGGCGGGATCATTTCGCCGGAGATGTTCGGCCGCATCGATGACGCCAAGTTTCAGTCCGGTGCGGCGAAGCTGCGCAACGTTATCGCGACGCCTACGGGCGCGGCTGAGAATCGCGCCGGCTTTGCCTTCGTCAAGGCCACCAAGAACAACGGCCGCGCACGCCTGATCCCGTTCACGTTCTCTCTCGATCAGACGATGGTGATTGAGCTGGGCGATCACTATGCTCGCTTCCACACGCAGGGCGAGACACTCGAGTACCAGGTTGCCGATCTCAAGCCCTGGGTCGCGCCCTCCGGAGCGATCACCTACACCACCACGTCGCCGGCGGTGATCACCTGGGTGTTGCATGGCCTGGTGACTGGTGATCCGATCCGCTTCTACCAGTACGGCAGCTCTTCGCCGGATCCTCTTCCTGGCGGGCTCCTGCTCGGCCACACGTACACCGTCCAGGTCATCGACATCAACAACTTCAACATCCTCGACAATGGTGTCCCGGTTGCGCTCACGGCGCCTTCCGGCGGGACGATCGTCTACACGAACTATCCGGGTTCAGGCTCGCCATCGATCAACCTGAACCTGGCACCGAATCAGTCTTCAAACGGCGTAGCCTCGGCGCCGGTGGGCGGCCTGGCTAACGTTCCGATCGCGGGCGGCAACGCTAATCTGATCGTCGATGTCTCGATCGCGGTCTATGCATTGCAGGGGGGCGGCACCGGCCAGGTGCAGTACTCGGTCGACGGCGTGCACTGGAACAGCTTCTTCGGCGCCGGCAGCAATTTCAACGGCACCATCAAGCACTCGATTCCGCTGACCAACCTGAATCTGCTTCAGCTGCGAGTGCTGGCCGCCGGCGGCGCAGGCCCTGCAGGCAGCGTCTCGATATCGGTGACCGTCAATTCGTGGAGTGTGGACGTACCGAGCAGTGGAAGCGGCCCGACTACGGCTTCGGTGCGCGCCTATCGTTACTACACAGCCGGCGATGCCATCACCTACGGCGGCAGTGCCTACGCTTCGCTGATGACGGACTCGGGCGGGATCACCGTTCCCGGAACCGACCCGGCGATATGGGCGCTGCTGCCCGCCGATGGCACCTATGAGATCCCGACGCCTTACGCTGAGGCGGATCTGTTTCGCATTCATTATGCGCAGTCGGCCGATGTGCTGACCCTGGTGCATCCGAACTATCCTCCCTCAGAGCTGCGCCGCCTGAGCGCGACCGCGTGGAGTCTGACGCCGATCGCGTTCGGGCCGCCGCTGCCCACACCGCAGAGCGTCGCCGCCACGGCCTCGCCTGGCTACCTTGCCAAGATCGCTTCGATCACTCTGGCCAACCCTGCGCTGATCACCACTGCGGCCAGCCATACGCTGGCGCTGGGCGATGGCGTGTACCTGGCTAATCTCACCGCTGTGATCGGCGGCGTGAATACTGTGCTCGACGACTTTTACATGGTGTCGAAGGTGCCGATCGACGGCAGCGGCAACCTGATCCCGAACGAGCTCTACCTGATGGATTACAGCGGCAATCCCTTCGACGCCTCGGGATGGTCAAGCTATCACGCGACCGACGGCACCAAGCCCATCACCATCCAGTTCGGTTCGAAAATCTTCAACATCACCAGCAAATATGCGGTGCAGGCGGTGGCGGCCGACGGCGTGAGTGCGAGCGCGTTATCGGATTCGGTTTCGATTCTCGATAACCTCGATGTGCCGGGAAGCTATAACACCATCAGCTGGGCCGCAGCGGCCGGCGCTCAGAGCTACAACGTCTATAAGCAGCTGAATGGACTGTGGGGCTTCATCGGCAACACGCAGGATCTGAAGTTCGTCGACAACAATATCGCGCCTGACATGAGCATCGTGCCGGGCACGGCGGATAATGTGTTCTCCGGACCGGGCAACTATCCCGGCGCGGTCTGCTACTACCAGCAGCGGCGCTGCTTCGGCGGCACCACCAACGCGCCCGACAATGTGTGGATGACGAATTCGGGCACCGAGAGCATGTTCAACTACTCGCTGCCTTCGCTTGCGACCGATCGCATCGCCTTCCGCGTGGCCGCCCTCAAGGCCGACATTATCCAGCATCTCGTACCGATGACGCAGCTGCTGATGCTGACGAGTGAAACTGAGTTCGCGCTGCAGCCGGTGAACTCGGACGTGATCACTCCGTCGACGATCGATGTGAAGCCGCAGACCTACATCGGCGCCAACGGCGTGCAGCCTACGGTGATCAACACCTCGATGGTGTATGCAGCTTCGCGCGGTGGCCATGTGCGCGAGATGGGCTACGCGTGGACGGTGGC